AAAACGCATCAGCATTTGATTCTCAAAGCAAAGAGCAAAGAGAAGCAAAAGAACCAAAGAAATATATCGGAAACGGTCAAGTTGTTTGGACAGATGGAACTTGTGTAAAAGCAGAGCGACAAGAAGAAGCAAAACCACAACAAGCGGTTCAATCTGATGATTTACCATTTTAACTAAATAAAATAAGGGGTGTTAATAGCATCCCTTTTTTTACTTATGTGGATATACAAAGGCAAAGAGATTACAAATAGAACTGATTTACCATTAGAAGCAATTGGGTTCGTTTATAAGATACGAAATTTAAAAACAAACAAATTGTACATTGGTAAAAAGATACTCCTTAATAAGCGTACTAAACCACCGTTAAAAGGATATAAAAGAAAGCGTATTCAATACGTTGAAAGTAATTGGTTGAAATATACTGGTAGCAATATACACACAAAAATTTGGGGTGTTAAAGATTGTTACCGAGAAATAGTGTACATTTGCTATAATAGAACAATGATGACATACTACGAAACTATGTTGCAGTTCAAAGAGAATGTTTTGGAAAGTGATAAATTCCTAAACGATAATATTCTTGGCAAATTTTATAAAACAAAAATACAGAAATATATAGATGATGAACAAAATAAATTCGGAGGGGGATAAGGAAACAACAAGGATGTTAATGCAACAACTTGAAGAAGATGCAAGTATCGATGTTGAAGAAGTTATTAAATATCCACCAGTTGCTATAAGTTGCGGAATTTACCAAGATAGGAATTTCGATGGTAGTTATACAGAATATCCAGTTCCGATTGGTACAGATGGTAATTTCTCTTTTGTACAAGCATTTCCAAAAGTCGGTAAAAGTTTCTTTATGAGTTTACTTGTATCAGCTTACCAAAGCGGTTCAAATAGTTATAGTGGTAAAATAAAAGGACATCGAAGAGGAAGAAAAATAATTCATTTCGATACAGAACAAGGTAGGTTTCACGTTAGTAAATTAGCAAGGCGACCTTTAGTAATGAATCAATTGCAAAATGATAAAGATTATCATATTTACGCAATGCGTGAATTTGGTTGGCAAAGTAAAATTGATTTTATTGAACACATTTTATTTGATAAATTTGAAAACGAAAAAATAGGTTTGGTTATCATTGATGGTTGTGCCGATTTATGTTCTGATGTGAATAATATGGAACAAGCAAATAATGTTGCTGAAAAACTATTGCAATGGTCTGGTAAATTAAATTGTCATATTACAACGATTATACACCAAAACTTTGGGAGTGACAAGCCAAGCGGAAATTTAGGTTCAGCACTTGAAAAGAAAGCGGAATCACAAATAAAATTAGAAAAGAATAACGCAAATAAAGGTTGGGTTACTGTTGAGTGCAAACGAAGTAGAAATAGACCATTTGAAACGTTCAGCTTCCAAATAAATAACAACGAATTACCAGAGTTTATAAACAACGATTATACTTTTTAATTATGAAAAAATGTGTAAAGTGTAAAACAGAAAAGGAATTAACTGAATTTAGTAAACATAAAAAAAATAAAGATGGATTTAGGTATGCTTGTAAATCTTGTGAAAAAGAATACAATAAAGTTAATAAAGAATACCGAAAAGAATACCGACAAGCCAATAAAGATAAAATAAACGAATACAAAAAAGAATACCTACAAGCTAATAGAGAACGTTTAAACGAATACCATAAAGAATACAATAAAGCTTACAAAGAACGCAGAAATAAATTAAGAAAAGAAACAGTAAAGGAAGACCCATTATTTAAATTAAAGTGCAATTTAAGATCCAGAACATATAAAGCATTTAAAGCAAAAGGTTACAAGAAAAATTCTAAAACACAAGAAATGTTAGGTGTTGATTGGGAGGTTTGTAAAGCACATATTGAAAGACAATTTATAAAAGGTATGAGTTGGGATAATCAAGGAGATTGGCATATTGACCATATAATTCCTTTAGCATCTGCAAATACAGAAGAAGAGTTAAAAAAACTTTGTCATTACAGCAATTTGCAACCATTGTGGGCATTTGATAATTTAATGAAATCAGATAAAATAAATGGTCAACAAAATAAATTTAGGTTTTAATATATTTTTAGTATATTAGCATATATGACGAACTGGAAAGAGAAAGATTTATTTGAATGGCTTTCAAAAAACCATTACAAAACATTAGTAAATAGTAAAAATCCAATATCAAGATGGGATTGCTACGATATTGAAACGCAAAGTAGAATTGAATTAAAGTGCAGAAGAAAACATTACGATACATTAATTCTTGAGAAATCAAAATACGATGCTATTTTAAAAGAATCAAATAAAAACTTTGATATTCCAATTTACATAAATAGTACACCAGAAGGAATCTATTTATTCAACCTAAACGACATCGAACAAAAGTGGTTTACAAAATCACTACCAGCAACAACAGAATTTAAAAAACGTTTTTGGGTAAAAAAAGAGATAACAGAATTAAACATAAACAAAGCAAAAAAACTAAAATAATAAAGATGTACACAATAGAAAATATTAAATATCACGTTGCATTAATTAGTAAAAAATTAAGAATAGAAGAAACAAGCGATTACGTTCCAACCTATTATTATGATTATAAAATTAAGTTTCACGAAACAAATAAATTTTATTTTTTTTGTATTGAAGTAGATGATTTACAAAAAGATTTTAATGATAATGACTATGAATTTATTTTGCATTATGTAAATAATAATAAAAACTAAAATAAGATGAAAACAATTAAACTATTAAACGGAGAAGAATTTGAAGTAAAAGATATACTTGCTAAAATGGATGATGATGATTTCTATTATGGGTATCTTGGTAAAAATGCTTTGAGCAGTTCAATGTGTAAAAGTTTGATTGAATCTCCAGAAGCGTATGTAAGGGAACTAAATAAACCCGCAAAGGCAAAAGAACCTCAACCATTCAGAGATGGGCGTTTAATACACCTATTAGCTTTAGAACCTCACAGAATTGAAGAGTTAACAATAATTGATAGCACAAAGGGAAGTAAGCTATACAAGTTAGCAGTTGAAGAGAAACCAGCACAATCGGTTTACACAAGAGCAGAACTAAACAGATGCCAAGCAATTGCAGAATCGGTATTGGAAAATGAAGAGTACCAAGAACTTGTTAAAAACGCATCGTTTGAACTTCCAGCGGTTGGGTACTATAATGGTTTACCATTCAGAGGTAAAGCGGATATGCTTCTTGCTGGTATTGTATGTGATTTAAAAACAACAAGCGACATTAATACTTTTGAAGAAGCTGCATTGATGTATGGGTATGATTTACAAGCTGCATTATATTTAGAATTATTTGAATGCTTTGAATTTAAATATGCTGTGGTTGATAAGAAAACAAAAGAGGTTGGATTTTTTCAGTTTGATGATGATTTTATACAAGGTGGATATGATAAACTAAATAAAGCAACTGAAAATTATTACAAGTATTTAGAGAACAAAGAATTTTACGATTTAAATTTATAACTATGAGCCACAAAGAACAATGCAATCAATTGCATCGAATAGCATACAGAAGCTGTTTGGATAACTACTTTACATCTGGTGATAGAAATGATATATACGAATATTGGTTGGTTTTAGTTGAAGCAAAAAGAAGCTGCGAAGCGTTAGGCGTTCAAAAGGCGTTGGAATTTATTGAATTATGGGAAAATATAGATGGCGAAGATTAAGAACAAACTAAAAGCATTTAAGAACTGCGACAATAAAGCACAATCATATTGCTTTAATAAGGGTTTTGTGATAACTTTAGAACCATCTGGTGCAAACTATAAAGTAAAGTACCAAAGAGGGCATAGCGGACAGTATTATATGCAAGGAAAGGAATTTGATTTGCAAGAAGGGTATCAATCAATTTGGGATTTATACACTAAAATATACGAATACGATAAACAAAAATAAATGAGAGCAACACAAACACACTATGACAATGGCAAAGATTACGATGTCATTGATGTAATAAACGATTTTAACCTTAATTTTAGCAGAGGCAACGTATTAAAATATATATGCAGAGCTGGTAAAAAGAAAGATGAACTGCAAGACCTTTTAAAAGCAAAAGACTATTTAGAAAGAGAGATTGAAAGATTAAGGGGAGCAAATTAGCTTCTCTTTTTTTTGCTTAAATAAAAATAAATGTAAATAAGTTTTTTTTATATGTAAATAAGTATTAGATTTGCATAACGATAATTTAAAAACAAATAAAATGAATGATTTAAGTAAAGCAGCAAGAATAGGAAAGCAAACAGAAAAGATTTGTATGTTATCATTAATTATTATTGTAGGTTATTTCACTACAAGAACAGTTGTAGGTTTAATTTTTAATATTTAAGATATGATAAAGAAAATGTTAAGTAAATGGATTGACCTTGTATTTCATTTATTAATGATATTACTGGCTATGTTTTTAACATTTTGGTTTGCAACAATGGTAATAATAATGTTTAGATAATGAACGAAGCAATAGAAAAAAGATTGGAAAATATAGAGTATTTAATTGGTAGAACTCAAAACTCCTTTTTAAAAAACCAAATCAAATTATTAAGGTTCGACATAGAATTGGAAATACAAAAAGCAAAATGCAATGGAAGATAAACTTAAAAATATTATAATAGCAATTCAACCAGAATTTAAATCAGAAGATAGTTGGTACAATAAATACCAGCTTCCAAATGAAGTTAGTTTGTATTTAGATACTGACGAATATTTAATTCAGCTAAATATAACAGACGATTGGCTACACGGCAATATTTTTATTAATGGATGCCAACGATATCAACTAACAGAAGAAGATGCGAATTTTATATACAACCATTTAAATAAATTACTTGATGATGAAATTGAATTAACAAAGAGATATTACAACGAGGAAAAGTACGAACAAAACAAATATTAATAATTAAAACAAAAACAAGATGAACACACAAGAAATTAAAAGAGGAGAGTACAATGCTTATTACCCAATAAGTGAATTGAAAATGGCAACAGTTAATAGAGATACTGTAATAAAACACGCTGAAAATTTTAAATCAAAATTAAAT